CACCATTAACTACGTGATTCACACCTTTAGCGAGGCGTGTGATAAGTCAACAGGTGAATTGAACCGGCACGTGAAGGTTCGGAAACTTACCCGAAGCATGAGGCTCGGATTCATTCCTTCACTTGAATCGATGACACTTGCCGAACACGTCGATCTTGATGAACTTCGCAAGTTGATCTGGAAGGAAAATAAATGGGAGTGGTTTGAAAAGCTCGTTGGCATACTGTACCGACCTGTGGAGGCAAGGCTCGGAAGTTGGTATAAGATCGCACCATACGACAGCGAAAAGACAACCCATGCGCAGTTCATTGAACGAATGGATATGAACACGGTAAACGCATCGCTGCTTTTTTTTTCGACTATTTTAAGCGAACTTGTGAAAAGTTCAACCGAATATTCGGAGAAGTTGGTGAAGGAAGCGATGATGGCGAAGTGAAAGGTGTGAAGGGTTTGGGCGAGGTGTACGGGTGGTTTCATATCATCGAACTACTTGCAGGACACGACGTGACGAAGTTTGAACAGGTATTGACAAGGCCAGCACACGAGGTATTTATGCACCTTGTTTATGCTGAAGATAAAAGACTCGACGAATTAAGAAGGAAGTTATGACAATAAGGACATACAATAACATCATAGACAGGCTGAAGGCATTTGCCGACGGTCATTATATGCTTCGCGCATTCACTCACGGAGAACGGGCGAATATCGACATCAACATGGTGAGCGATTACCCGTGGATGCATGCCGAAATGTTATCAGTCAGCCCGACGCCTGGAGAATTGTCATACGAGTTTGAGGTTACATTCATGGACAGGCCTTCGGATATTATTGATCCAATGGAACAGCGTCGCGAGGCAGTCAGCGATATGATGATGATTGCACTTGATCTTGTCGCAGAACTTCGCAACGGCAACACCTTGTTCGGGTATGACGTAACGGTGGGAGAAACACCATCGATCACACCGCAGATAAACGAATTTAGCAACTATCTCACAGGCGTATCACTGACGCTTAACATTCTCGTTCCCTATAATTGGGATGCTTGCGATATTCCTGCCGACTTCGCCGTTGGTGGTCCGGGTGGATCGGGTGGTTCCGGTTCGGGTGCGGGTTCGATCTTGCTGAAAGTAAACGGAACAGATAACACGGTTCAAAATATTCTTGATCTTGTTGAGGGTTCAAACATTGAACTGACTGATCTTGGTGATGGTCGTGTTCGAATTGAATCGACAGGTGGTGGTGGTGGTGGTGGTGGGGTTGAATCCGTGACAGGTCTGAACACCGACAACACCGATCCTGATAATCCGATCGTTCGCATTTCAGTCGATGGAACAACGATCACCGGATCAGGCACGCCCGCGTCGCCACTTGTTTCACCACCACAGGCGACACCAACACTTCAGCAGGTTATCAGTGCCGGAGCAACATTAACTCAGGCGAATACCATAGAGGGCGGTGGTTTTGATCAGACAATTCAGAACGTCTCCAAAGTCTCTGTTTTATCAACAGGGAATCAGGTATATCAAAGGACATCGGCCGGCAATTCACAGGCACTTACTTTGAATGGCTCAGTGGCGTCGTTGTTTTTCGTTACCGGTTCGACAGAACTTGGATTTGTCGCTGAAACATCGGCGGTGAAAGTTGTGACGCCGGCAGTAAAGGCAACCACGGCCGTAGTCGGAAACCCACTTGTATTAACAAATGCAAGCACGGGGGCAGTAGAATATTCAGCCTTAACCACAGCTTCAGTCAACGATTCGGCAAACCGTAGATATTTAACCGATGCCCAGCAGACTGTTATCGGTAATACTTCGGGAACGAACACGGGCGACGAAACTATTTCAACGATCAAAACCAAACTTGGAACTACAACTGTAGGTGAAAATCTGAATATACTTGCCAACCCATCAGCGATTCGTTTTCTTCGTATCAATGCAGACAACAGTGTGAGCGCATTAACCGCAGCCGATATGAGAACGGCACTCGGTGTGATTGACACTTATGTCATTGGTTCGGGTGGTGTGTTCAACCCTGCCGATGGATTGACCTATTACATTGGATCATCTCAATCAATGGCCGCAGCACCATCCACAACCGCTGCACGTCGTAGGGTTTACGTTGGATCGGCACGTCGAATTGTAGGCATCGACTTGCAAGTGTTCACGACCGTGACAGGATCAGGCGAAACCGTTCCTGTGTCGGTCAGGGTGAACAACACAACAGACTATTTAATCGGGAACATGACTTGGAATCCGGGCGCAAATAATTATGCTCTTGTCAATAATCAATCGCTGGACATATCACTTGCTGTGAATGATTATTGGGAAATTAAGATTGTGTGTCCAACATGGGCAACCAATCCAACAGGTGTAACAATGCAGGGCGCAGTATCATATCAGATATAAGATGAGCGAACTCAAAATACTACTTGACACACTCGGCACGGAAATCGTCGAAGCTGCACAGCGTGAACTCGGTGTTAGCCGAACTGTTCGTGGCAAGAAACGTCGCTCCATTGCTTCGGGTACACTTCGCGACAACTTGGCCTATACGATCAAAGAAAGATCAGGCAAGGGGATCATTGATCTTGGCGCAAGGGGTGCGGCTGAGAATTATATTCGATTCGTGATTGAGGGTAGAAGAAAAGGGGCGAAGATGCCACCACCTGACAAGATCGAAAAGTGGTTAGACGTTAAGAAAATCAGACTTCAGAAAAAGGGTGGTGGCTTCGTTAAGTCAACACCACAGGCAAGGAAGTCTGCCGCATTCCTCATGGCTCGGTCAATCGGTCAGAAAGGAATTGAACCGTTCCCATTTTACGAATACGCGATTGAATCTGTACTCGAAAAAAACGAAGCGGCAATAAACCGTTACATCGAAAAGAAAATTGAATTACGATTGAAATTGAAATAAAATGAAAACACTACTCACAATTATTATGATCGCGGGTTCTTTGATTGCAAAATCACAAACCATGTACACAATTCTTTTTTTGACTGACGCCAATCCTGAAGAATTCACGCTCACTGTCACCAATGACGACACGATGGATACCGTTGCGGTTTACGGCAATCTATCAGCAAGTGCATTGTCTGGTGTAACAATATCGCTGCCCGTTGGTACATATAGTTTCCACATGGACGATTCAGGTGGCGATGGATTTACAAATGGCATGGTCGCCATGACTTCACAATATGGAATCGTTTTCGGTGTATTGGGCAACTACGGATCATATACGGCCAACACAATCATGGTTGAAGAATATGATCCATGCGCACATTGCCGAACCGATTTCGATAACGATGGTATGACTGGCGTTTCTGATTTATTAATATTCATTTCCGAGTACGGACAAACCTGCGACTAATGGCAATAACTATTGAACAACAACCACGACTGCTTAGTATGGCAGGTCATCCCGTAGTAATCGGGCTATCTTCGGACAACACCCCCGAAGATGGTTTTCGTTATCGTGTTGAGGTCACAGTGGGAGCAGATGATCCAGTTATACTTTTCGTTCCTGCGGCATCGGCAGGACAAAGCACTTTTATCGATCTTCGTTCATTAGTGGACAACAGATTGAATGATATTCTTGGAGGCATTGTCCATGCTGAAAGTAGTTCAAGCGGTTACGGAACAAACGATGGAGATGCAATAGATGTCGAAGTTGATATTACTGAATGGTGGCTTGTCGATGGCATATTGACAGAGAACGCAGGATCGGAGGAAAGTCTTGATACGTTCTATGTCATGAATGGCTACTTCGACAACAAGACAGGTTTCAACCCTGACACGGAAGGATCAAACACCGACTACGCATTCAATCTAAACGGTAACACGAAGCGGTTTTTTTCAGATCGAAAGTATAATACTCACATTTGGGACAAGGCTGAATCGTTCGGAATAACACCAAGCGCACAGACGATTTTCATTCCAACATTTGCATCCGATTGGGGTGTGTTTGCTTATATCTACGGAGATACCATTATCAACAACAATACGATCAACCAAATACTGATCACCATATACGACGCGGCAGGCGCACCAACATCTGAATTGATAGAAGGATTCGAGAGTAACTTACTTAACACGGGTGTCTATCCTATGAATTTGGCAACTTCATTCCCTGACGTTGCACCTGCCAATACTCCGAATTGGAGATTCTACACCGTTCGCGCACAGAACGCTTCGGATGCTGCGGTAAGCGCACTGTATGTTTTTTACAACGCAGAACTCTACGGTCAATCTGATTGCAAACACAACAAGGTTCGTCTTGCATGGCAGAACTCTCGCGGTGGGTGGGATTACTTCAACTTCATCAAGAAAAACGAAGAATCGTTAAACATCGAACGAACATCGTTCAGAAAATTGCGCGGCTATGGACAGGGTACATTTTTCAATTACGGCGCATACGACGCAGGCACGACAATACAAGCAGTCAAAGCAACCAAGTCATTAACCGTTACTTCGGATTGGATCAGTGAGAATGAATTCATTTTTCTTCAATCGTTACTTGTCAGTCGTCAGGTGCATTGGGTTCAAGATGACGGCACGTTCTATCCTGTTGTCATAGACAATAACGATTACACCCTCGCCCGTGAACGCAACGGCAAATTGAAGAATCTGAACTTGAAACTTGCAATGGCAAACCAATATATATGACCACCGATATTCAACTCATAGAATCCTCATCAGGTAGAATCGTTTCGTTATTCGAGAACGATCCGATTGCTATCACGATGCGATTCACAGACATTCAGAGCTTCGCAGCAACGGGTGGGTTTTCGCGTTCGTTTCGTGTTCCATTTGACACGAACAATCAGCAGATATTCAGCGCACTATTTGAGCCGAATGTTTCACCCGTGACAAATTACTTTCATGTTAAGATGGAGGCAGAACTTCGGGTTAATTCGATGCCATTTGCCACAGGTCACATTCAGGTCATGCGCTCGATTATTAAGGATGGGATGATTGCATCGCTTGAGGTTGTCTTTTATTCGGAAACTCCGAATTTGTCAAAGGCACTTGGAACGAAGAAACTTGCAGACATCGCAGCACTCGCAGACCTGAACCACGTTGTAACTTATACGGCAGTCACCAACACGACTGAACCATACCGTTACGCACTAATTGATCGAGGCTTTAAGTTCAGCGAAGAAGCAGAATCAGGCGCAAGGGTTGTGTTGAATACAAGTTCACCAGTCTATCCCGCTGAAATGACACCGATCATTCAATGGGCATGGTTATTCGATAAGATCATTCGTGAGGCAGGATTCGATTACGATGCGGATGCACTTGTAACGCTGCTCGAAGGCTATTATATGCCGTTTGTCGTGGGTAGAGCGTTAAATTATGAGATACCTCCAGAGGGTTATTTTTTTAAGGCAGGATATACCACCACACAGAACAATGTTCAAAACACAATTATACCGCAGCAGCTCACGGGACTGACCGAATCGTACGACAACAACGGAAACTTCGCGACTTCAGTTTACACTGCGCCATTCTCAGGAACTTATACCTTCAGAATATTCGCCACATTTAGACGTGACACCAATCCAAGCGGCTCACCATTTGTAAGATTCTCACTTCGGACCGCTACAAATCAGCCTTATTGGGGTACTGAAACACTTCTTATGTCTCCCGCAATTGGAGCGATTACCAATAAACAAATTGATCGAACCATAACACTTGAGCAAGGCGACACAGTTGCGTTGTATATGGATGGAGGAACGCCAATAGTTGACCTATTCGGTGACGCTAATAACGACTTCGGAAGCGGAACGGGTTTTGCCCTGATCGGATTTGATGGCCCGCTATACGGTCAAACGATCGAGATGAAGTTGAATGCACCGGAGATGACGCAGATGGAATTCATTCGCGACGTTATCGCAATGCACAACCTTGCTGTAATTCCCGACCGCAACATTCCTAAGAAACTCACATTTGAATTACTGAACACTTACATCGGTAGCGGAACGGATCGAGATTGGACAAACAAACTCGACATATCAAAGGACTACATAATCGAGCCGACGACTTCAATGCAGCATCAGAAGTTGAAATTTACCTACAAACAAGCGGGTGACGTATGGAATAAAATCTTCCAAGACGCAGGACGCATATACGGTGAGTATAAGATCGAAGGCTACACTGTCAGTAGTTCGGACGTTCCCAATGACTTTGCACAGGGTGAATTTACAGTGCAACTTGTGACGCAGCCGACGCCATCCAATGCAATCAGTGGAACGGGTATAGTTATCCCTAAGTTCGTAAATGATAAGGGCGAGTTCGTAGTGCCAGGCCCTCGCTGCCTATACATCGCGGGAACGGCTGACATCGCATTATACGACGACATCACTGATGAAGTTGGAGAAATCACAACAGTGAACCTTGTCAACCATTACAGCACAGTGAATGCAGAAGTTCAAGACTATGATCTGAACTTCGCACCCGAATCACAGCCACATCAGATCATCGGTCATCCATACAACAATCTGTTCAATCTATACTACCGAAAATACCTCAACGAAATCTATTCACCTGAGGCTCGGATGATGACCGCATACTTTGATCTGTCATTTGCCGACGCGATTAACATAAGATTCAATGACGTGATTTGGGTGAAGGATTCGTATTGGCGTGTGATTGAGATCAACGGCTATCGGATGGGTGATCGTGACAGTACACAAGTGAAACTCATAAAGATCATCAACAGCCAAGCCGACTGTCCTGTTACTCCATTCTCGGTTAATCTTAACGGCAGTGTGAACTTTGTTGATTTTAACGGCGATGCAGCCGATCCAACACAAACTTGTTGCGAGCGTTACGGCTATACATGGGATGCACTCGGAGAACTGTGTTTTCAATTCGGTGCAGATCGCCGCGATGATCCTGCGGGCTCACCATTCGGTACTACCATCGGCCTTGCTTCAACTCGCGGGTTGCCCCTTCCGAGTTACAGCTTAACAGTTGGTAGTGATATTCAACATTCACCTGGAAATATTCAGACGATAACAGTCGGTCAGGGTATCGAATCACTCGGAAATAATCCGAACACCTTCATCAATGGTGAACAGATAAAATATCTCGGTGATCATGGCAGCGGTTTACTGACAGGAAAAAACATCTACGCCAACGTGCCAGGCATTCACATCGGTGGCGGGTGGATGAGCGACAACAGATCGGATGCCGAAGGTGGCAGTCAGGTGGGAATGTTTGTGATGAATATCAAAGGTGGATTGCCTTCTGCGAGTTCGACACTCGAACTACTGATTGAAGGTATCACAGGTAAACGCATAAACATTCCAGATAAAACAGCATGGGCGTGCATCGTCACGATTAGTTGCAGCGAAATGACGACGACAGTAATCAATCAGGCTCATTCGCAATTTGTCGTGATGCTAAAAAAGGAAGGCACAGCAAGTGCGGGAACGATTCAAAATATCTATCATCAAAACACCTTCCACAATATTCAGTTCACCATTGACACGGCTACCAATACAGCAGAACATCGTTTCAAGGTTGGGTTAGCTGGAGGTCATCCACACACGAACATGAACTTTATTGCAAAGGTTGAATATATCCAATACCGCAGAATATGATAGATCACTCAGAAACAATCGGGGCCGTATTGAAACTCGTTAAGGCGGGGCTAACTGTTCCAAAACAGAACAAAGAGTTGTGCGGTTATCGGCTGTGGATTTATCGCATTCTTAACCTATCATTTATTGCCCTAATCATTTGGGGAATTATTACATTACTTACATGAAGAAGTATTCGATTCAGTTAGACATAGACGAAACAGGGGCGATAAAGAACGTCGATAAGGTTGCTGGTACACTTGACAACGCGACGCAGAGCGCGGTCAATCTGAGGCAACAGCTTCGCGAAATGCAGAAGCAACTTTCGAACCTCGATGTAAATTCTGAGGAGTTCCAAAAGTTGTCGAAGGAGGCCGGTGAACTCAAAGATAAGATCAAAGACGCCAGCGAGGCCATCAATCGTCAGGCGGGTAGTTCATTTGAGCGACTGAGCAACAATGCTGCGGGACTGAAGGATTCACTCTTGAACCTTGACTTCGAGCAAGTGGGTTCGTCACTTAAGGGTTTGGCCGGCACCGTTAAGGGATTCACCTTTACAGAATTTTCGGATGGTCTGAAGAACGTCACTTCGGGCTTCGCATCACTTGGAAAGGCATTGTTATTCAATCCGCTTTTTCTCATCATCACCGGAAGCACCTTACTGATTGCCAATTTTGAAAAGATCACTGCGTTATTCGATGGTATCACTGACGCACAGGTTGAAGCAGCGGCGGCACAACAGAAATCAGCGGATGCGGCGAAGGCGCAATACGATCAGATCAGTGCCACCGAAAATACATTGCGATTACAAGGCAAGACAGAAAAAGAAATTCTCGAACTGAAGAAGCAGGCACTCGACACCGCTATACTCGAACAACAAACAGCCATTGAATCGCAGCAGGTCATTCTCAACGGTCAGATTGAAGCCGCTGAACGTAATAAGTCTGTTCTTAAAGGTATCCTCGACTTCATCACCATACCGATTCAAATTATTCTTGAAGGAATCGACAGCATCGGTTCAGCATTCGGTCAGGACTTCGGACTTGAATCCGCATTTGGAAAAGGTTTGGAAAGTATCGCAAGTGCTGTATTTGATCCCGAAGAAATAAAAGTTGAGGGACAAAAGACAATCGATGCAGCCAAGAAACAACTTGCAGAACTTCAGAATACGCGGGATGGATTTGAAGTTCAAGAAAAAGAAAAAGCAAAGGCAGCGGCAGCGGAACGGGCGGAGGCAAGAAAAAAAGAAGCCGATGCGTTTATCGAATCTCAAAGACAAGTCAGCGAAGAACTCGCCAAACTACTTGCAGAACAGGAAGCAGAGGAAGCCGAATCACTCAGGCGTAGGCTTGACGCACAAGTGAAGGCTAACGAGGAACGAATAAAGAAAGAGGATGAACAATTTGCATTACTGCAATCACTTATTCAATCTGAAAGTGAAAAAGAAATAGAGGCGGTTGTTGCAAAATATGAAGCATTGTTTGAAGTTGCAAACGGAAACGCGGAACTCGAAACACAACTTGCAACAAAACAGGCGGAAGAATTAAAGGCAATCAGTGATAAGGCGGCAGCGGATGAAATAGCCAATCAAGAAAGGGTAAACGCATCCAAAGTTCAATTAGCATCGGACACAATCGGCGCACTTATATCAATTACCGATTCATTCGGGGCGAAGAACGAAGCACAGGCGAAACGTCAGTTCAACATCAACAAAGGATTGCAGATTGCGCAGGCACTCATTCAGACATACCAATCAGCTAACGCAGCATTCGCATCAGCAGCGGCCAACCCGCTAACGATTGCATTCCCTGGCTTTCCTTTTGTGCAAGCAGGTTTGGCAGTTGCCGCTGGACTTGCACAGGTGAATAAGATCAGACAGACAACATTCAATTCATCAGGCGGTGGATCAGCATCGGCAGGTAGTTCAGCAAGCGTCAGCGGTTCGTCGGGTGGTGGATCAGGAGGTGGCACACCACAATTCAATCCAGTGAACACTGACTTTGTTAACAGCAGACCACCACAACCGCCTCGTGCCTATGTGATGGCGAACGATGTTATTAAAGGCGTGGAGGCTACCGAACAGATTGACCGTCAGGCGAGGCTATAAAAAGAAAGCCCCCGAACGTTTCCGAGGGCTGACCAAATAAACCTAACAACGAGAATAAAAACAACTCTGAGATAAGCGGCAAACATAAACAAAAAACATAAATTTGCAAGCGATGGAAAAAATAAAAGTATATGAGGCGAAGATTGACGAAGAAGGTGAACTCGGAGTTTACGCAATCTCATTCGTAGATGAGCCTGCGATTCAATCGGGTTTCATGCACTTCAAAAATCAATACAAACTTCGCAAGATTGATGAGGACAAGCGAATGGTGTACGGCCCAGCGATGATTCCCGATCTTCCGATTTATCGCATAGATGAGAAAGGAAATGAGTTTTTTATCAAGTTTCCGAAGGACGTTGTGCGCGAAATGGCGCACCGTTTCCTGATGAAGAACAACCACCAGAACACGACCGTTGATCACGAAAAGAAACTGAGCAACACAATCGTGGTTGAATCGTGGCTGAAGGAAGGTGAATCTGACAAGAGTATTTCGCTCGGACTCGGTGAACTTCCTGATGGCACTTGGCTGACAGGTAGCAAGGTGAACGATGACGATGTTTGGATGCGGGTGAAATCGGGTGAACTTACAGGTTACTCAATCGAGGTTGATCTTGATCGTGTCCTTGTAGGTGCTGATCCGGTCGATGAACTCGTTAAAGAAATGGAGCAAATTATTAATTCTATATAAATGAAAACAGTTATCTTCACCCTACTGATGGCCGTCACGATCACGGCCTTCCCTCAACTCACAGCGAATGACGTCGGACTACCGCAGGACGTCTTTGACACTTACAAGAATGTTGTATTCACTCAGGAATATGTTCCAGGCGCACTTGAATTAACCAAACTTGAAACCAAGCGCACAGTTGCAGGCGTAACGACCACAACCAAAGAGGTTGTTCTTCGGCCATCGCGAAACGTCATACCTAAGACTACGCAGTCAGGAGTGTACGGTCTGAATCTTATCTCAAACTTCGTGCATGAATTCGGTTACGACAACATCGCTCAACATGATTCAGGTTATGTGTTCACTGATACCGGAGATGGAATGCGTTTCAATGTCTGGACAAAAAGTGGCAAGTATTATTCTCAGCTTCTATGGCCTGACTATGGGTTCATACTTACCGATCCTTACACCAAAAAGTCACGTTACTACACCGAAGCAGAACTAATGACACTGAAATACTTTCCAAGTGGATCAAAGTCACAGCGAACAATTACACGAAATGAACTTGCGGGGTTTTCTAATCGTTACCGGATAGGTTCAGTAGTCAATCCTCAGACGCACGTCACAAGTCTATTCGCGACTATTGATCGTATCAGCCAAAATGAATATAAGGGTAACATCTACATCAACGGAAATCTTGTGACATCGAGCGCGACACTACCACTGATTACTTCATACGGTACGACAGGCATCAGAGTTGGTGCGGTTCGTTGGAAATTTCTTAACGAATGCGTTCCGAACGATGGCGGTCAGATGACAACCACGAATGTCATGGGTTCGTTATATTATGAATACGGAAACTTCGGAACTTGTGATGGTTCATCTTCGGGCGTTGTAGATAATACCACACTGACCACAACCATCGTATCAGGCTCATCATTCGATTATGATTCGGTAAGTGATGTTGTGACTTACAACTCAAGCAAAGACATGGCTATTTGGTTTAATTTTGAAACGCAGATAGCCAACGGGAAGAACGAAGGTGCTGATGGATATTGGAGTGTGACAAACAACCGCAGAGCAATATCGCTCGGTGATCTTTAGGATTTTGGTTTTTAGATAAAATAGTTTAATTAGGTCAAAATGAAAAGCCCCTCAAACGTGAGGGGTTTTTTCATCCATATCCACCCGAATTGGGCGTACTTGTGAATGTTTGTCATCCATAGCCGGTAGTTACCTGCCATTTAAAGACAACCACGCCTTTAAGCATTTCTGACAAGTATTTGACCTTTTATCAGTTATCGGAAAAAGGTGCTTAATGTTTTCTAAATAACCATTTTCATCAATAGAACATTCAGTAGCTTCCATCCAAAAAGATGTTGTTCCGCAAAGCACTTTTCTTTCATTTGTGATGATATGAAGTTTAGTGTTCTGACCTTGCTTCATGCCACCATAACCGAAATAAACGGCAGGTAACACCACCTTTGCAATAGGCGGTGTTTCTGCTTCTAATGAACCTTTGTATGTGATTGAAGTGTTGTGCATCTAATTAAATTTTGTAGTTAAAATTCCGCCCCTCGCAAAGCCCTAATCCGTTACCTGCCATTGTTAGCAGACGTTTCCAATTCGACATCATTCTGTAATTCGTTGCCCCAAATATCCCAACCATTAGCTTTTACTCTTGCGAATAATTCTATTTTAGGTAATTCGTTTCCAAACATTTCCACTATCTTATCTCTTATAAGTTGTGGCTTCCTACTATGCACATTTCGTTCTCTAATTGCATCCTGTAATTGCCTTACTTTTCTACTTTGTAAATGTTTTGTCATTGCACCTTTTGTTCCCAATAAAACAAGTTCGCAATTTTTCATTGTCCAGCATCCCATAAAACAAACTTGCTTTCCGCTTTTCTCTTTTTTGTTCCAAATAAAAGCAACTGTTTTATACTTAAATCCCCACGCTTTCATCACTTCCATAGCTTCATCTAAATTGCTATCAGTAACCCACATAAACATTGCACAATCTTTATCTGCAAGTTGTTTTATTGGTAGCTTACAAAGTTCATCCTTTTTCATTACAGGATAATGCCTACTTGCTTCAACGTGCCTATCATTTTTATTTGAACTCATCATCCTTTGCCCACGAAACCACGGTGGGTCGCAATAGATAATGGAATACTTCTTCGAACCCACAACGGCAGGTAACACGTGCTTTGCAAAAGCGGGGGTTTCGTCTATATTTTCAACTTTCTTCATCTAATTATCTTTTGTGGTTAATTCAACATTTGTTCTTCTAAGCCCCGCCTTTGCAAAGCACCATACGTTATCACTCACTCCGCCATTTCAGATTCAAGGAAGGAAAGTATCAACCGCCTCTCATCGTCGCTCAGTTGATCTATAATCGTGTGAGCATAGTACGGCTTGCACTTATCTTCGAGAATCGAATAAGGCCAAATGTTCTTGTCTGATTTGAAGTCGATCAGATAAATGTCGTCATGATTCCGATCAATGGCAACGGGAGCAAATCCATTCACAACGAGCAGCAACTCACTTGCATGGTCTAACCCTGACTTCTTATCGTTAGGCCAAAGTCCTGTGAAGCCCGAGCCGATGCAATCCTTCGCGTAGCCGTAACCCTTCAGATATTCCGCGCAATCGGTGGGGAAACTGTACTGAGTACCTTTGTACATACATTGCCCCGGCAAACCTTCGCGACTGATCTCAACAATCTCACGTTCGCAGGTCTGTTTAATCGCCCAACGTGAAATCATTCGCCCTGCCCCGATCAACTTATTCTCGTGTCGATTCGTGTGGATCATCGCCCGACCTGTTGAGAGTTCATAGTAACAGTTTCTTCGGAATCCGATGTAATCAAGGCGGCTGTATTGTTTAAGATAATTGAATCCTTCGTTAGTCAGAACATCGTCGTCGCCCATGATGATGAAGTGGCTGAATTCAGATGAATGTTCATATGCCATCCGTAGTGCAGCGTTCCACTTTTCGCCAGGCCGATTCTTTTCGAGTTCAGCAATTCCGACAACATTCTCATCACTTGACAACAGCAAGTAGTCTGCGGTTTCGCTTACGGTATAAGCAGCCACGACAGGAACGCCAAGACGACGAGCGCAGAGTAAGACCAATTCACTAACGCGGGAGCGACCGTTCAAACAGGTCACGATGCAGGGGTTAAATGTGTTCATAGGGCAAATGTATAAAGAAAACTATACTTAACAACCCTTTTCGTGAAAAAATAAACATTCGGATATTTTACTTCAAACGATATTCTCATGTCAGCAAAAGATAAAATCACCGAACTGTACCACAAGAATCTTGAATTCTTCAAGAAAATCGGCCTCAAACTTTCCGAAGAAAAAGCGATTGAATTCATGGCCGAAGGCAAATTAGCCGATGGCACGATTGTGAAAACTCCATCCGCTTCATTTGAGGTTGGTGCTGAGGTTTACGTTGTCGGTGAAAACGGTGAAACACTTGCACCCGCAGGTGAACACACCCTCGAAGATGGCACCGTGATCGTTGTCGGTGACGATGGAATGATTGCAGAAATCAAAGAGGTTGAGATGAAGAAAGAAGAAGAAGAACTCAGCCAAGAAGATGCACTTGAAATCATCAAGTCGCTCAATGATCGTGTGACTGAACTTGAAACAAAGTTGAGCGCGATTGAAGTTGAAAAGGACAGCGAAACGCAGGCACACGAAGCGACGAAAGAAGAACTTTCAGCCAAGTCAAAGGAACTCGCAGCACTGAAAAAAAAGGCGTCTGCCGATTCAGTGAAGGACGAAAAGTTCAGCACAAAAAAAAATAACGAAACCACCAATGAACCAAAGAAAGGTTCACGCGAATGGTTTCTCAAATACACAGAACAGTAATCTCACCAAAAAAAGCAAAATAAAATGCCAACAACTACTTCACTCACTACCACCTACGCAGGAGAATTGGCCGGTGAGATTCTTGCACCCGCACTTACCGAACTGAAATCACTCGATTTCGTAACGGTAAAACAAAACGTTCCTTACAAGACCGTTGTTCGTACAATCACAGACAGCGTAACGTTCGAGGCTGGTACTTGTGACTTCACCCCAACGGGTACGATCACACTTGCCGAGCGTATCTTGACACTCGAAGAGTTTCAGGTTCAGCGTCAAATCTGTAAGAAAGATTTCTTCACAGACTGGTCAACTCGTGACGTGATGTCTGGCCGTGTGAATGCCGAAATTCAAGCTGCAATCCTTGAGAGATTGACAGGTGGTATCGCTGCGAATCTTGAATTGAATGTACTGTGGAAAGGTGTCAATGGCACAACAGGACAGTTCGATGGATTCGGAACGATCATCGACGCCAATGCAAACGGTAACGTGAACTTCGTTGCTACGCCTGTTGCGTTGACAGTGGACAACATCATCTCAAAGGTTGATGCCTTGATCGCTGCAATGCCAATCGCAGTTAAGTCTGCGACGGAGAAGCCGATCATCTACATGAACCAACTCACATGGGAACTCTTCATGCGTGCGCAGATCGCAGCCGGAAACGGTTGGTATGCGAATCTCGGACCAGCGATGGCAGGTCTGAAGTACATGGGATTGTATGAGATCGCGGTTTGTCCGGGTATCGCAAACAACACGATGTACATGGCTCGTAAATCGAACCTGTGGTTCGGCACATGGTTGACCAACCAGATGAATGAGATTTTCATCCTCGACATGAAAGAGAATGATGGCTCGCAGAATATCCGCTACGGCGCGACATTCTACGCAGGTGTGCAGATCGGATTGACTTCTGAAATCGCAGCCTACGGACCTGGATTGTCGTAATCAACTGAATTCATAACGGGCGGCTAACAACCGCCCTAATACAATAAAAAAATGCCTTGTTTACTCACATCAGGATTCACATCTGACTGCCTCGAAGGTGCGGGCGGTGTGAAAGAAGTGTTCTTCCAAAATTGGGAAGACTTTTCTGCCGGTATTACCTTCGATGGAACGACCGGAGAAGTTGATGCGCTTCCCGAAGCGACATTGTACCGCTACGTTCCACTCAAGAACTCGGCATCATTTACCGATGCTTCCGTTCCATCACAGGAAAATGGAACACTGTTTTTCACACAGACAGTGACACTTCGCTTGTCTGGTCTTTCGATGGCCAAGCGCAATGAGATTCTGAATCTTTCAAAAGCTAAAGTGATCGCATTCGTTCGCACCATGCAAGATCAGATTTGGATCGTCGGACGTCAAACAGGATTGTACTTGTCAACAGGTCAGGCCGCAGCAGGTCAGGCTCGTGGTGACTTCAACGGTTATGAAATCACAATGACTGCCGACGAACCACTTCCGGCAGAGAAACTCGAAAACTTTACTTCGGTTCCATTCGACAACTTCGCAGATATTACAGTATCGCCCGCATATCCAGGCGTATCGTGATCGTAGATTATGGTTATTAAGTGAAAAGGGTGGGTATTTGCCCACCTTTTTTTTTGAAATGATAAATCTTGTAACAAATACAGCCAATCAAACAGCGTACTTCACGCTCGATGAGGCACGTCAATACTTCAGCGAAACATTCACGCACTATCTTGTTATCATTACACGGTCAGAGAATCAACCATCGGGCGAAAATATTGCTCAGGTTCCGACGATCTTAGAGGATAACGCCCGATATACGTCGCTCAGACTTACAACAGTTGGCCTACACTCAACAGGTCAATACAATTACGTTGTGTATGGTCAAAATTCAAGTTCAAACCTCGATCCTGAGAATGCTTCGGTGGTTGGTTTGCTCGAACGCGGAATGGTTACGATGACCGATAACACGACTATCTTTACCGCATTAACACAACAGATTCCAGATGACTACCGATCCTAAGCAAATCAACCAAATCACCCGAATGAACTTCGAGGTATATACTCCGGTATCAACTAAGGAGAAGATTGATCGTTCCGGTTGGTTGAATTACGGTGATCGCAATGATTTCCCGAACTATCTTGTGGAGATCAAGCAGTCGTCACCTGTTCATGGATCGCTTGTTCGTAGTATCGCTGACATGGTAGCCGGAAAGGGAGATCAG